TGTACCGAAGCCTTTATCAATTATTGATTTAAATTTATCAGATTGTTCAAACATTTCCATTGGGCTTTCTAAGTCTGCGTAACTATCATAATGTACAGTACCCTCTTTTAAAGGTAACACTTGTTCAAAGTCTACACTTCCTTCTGGTAAAACTAATAATGTGGAGTCCCAGTTCGCTTGCCAATTTTTATGCAGATAATATGTATATGTACTAAATCCTAAATCAAAGTGCCAAGGATTTTTACTTCCAACTGGATAAGCATGACAACGTAATGCAATATCAAAGATACCATCTTCAATTCCTGGTACTACATGATTTATATTCTTAGCAGTATCAAGAAATTTACTTAAATTATCAAACCATAGATCATAATTATCATTAAATGGAGCGTCTGAATACCAACGCTTAGGTCCTTTATAGTTAATACCGTCAGTCATATGCCAGAACTTATCATCTACTAATGTTGACTGCCACTTATCTACCTGTACTTGATTCAGGATACGGTCCTGTATCTCTTCTGGTAAAAAGTCATCTATGACTATTACCTCTGGGGTATTTAATACTATATTATACATATCTATCTCTACTTCCTTCTCTACTTAAATCTAATGTCACGCAATGCAATCCGCTATCCCAGAAATATTTGTGTCTAAAATCAAACGGTATCATTTCAACGTTGTGTTCTTTTAGTTTATCTGCAATCCTTTTATCATAACCATTACTAATGATTGTATTCTCATCAATACTTATTACATTTAAATCGAATACAGTTTCATCAACATATCCAATCCAATGCCCTAACCAATCTGACACTTTCTCTTTATAGAAATGCTGTATTCTCATTTCATGAAACCATTCAGGTAGATCCCAAGGTTCTAGTATGATATAGTCCCAATCTTTTAATTCTTCTGGGATATTCTTCTTATGCCATGTCATCAATAACCCAGGTTTTATTAGCGCAAGTGTGCCATCTAAGTGACCTGATTCATCAACTTCAATAAACTTAGTATCATCAGGCATATTTTTCTTTACCCATTGTAAGCCTGCTTGCGTTCCTCTAGCATCAAAACTTCTACCATCAGGATCTGGATATGGTTTACTGTGTAATACAGTATCACCACACTTCAATACATTTGCAGCGTGATACATAATCTGAGGTTCCATTGTTTCATAATGTTGATATTCAGATTGTAGTATTGGCGATGGCATACTTATGAAGTTACGTCCTTGTTGAAATTTCTCTAACATAATATCAACAAAATAATCACCCTCTGTATATCTATTACAATCACCGCCGTATGTTTTTAGTATCTTATCACCATATACTATATGATGATCTCTAGGACATATAGCAGGATATGGAAATTTAGATTCCCAATGCCTTGTTTTTTCAGATGACAGTTTTATCTGTTTAGGTCTATGTACTTTTACTCCAGCAGATTCAAATATCTTGGATAGAGATTTGAAATCTTCTTCAGTTTCTTCTAATATCTTAGACAATCCATCTACAAATTCAGTATCATCATACTCATTAAACGAATTCGCATCATATGTTGAACCTACAATTACTTCTGTAAGTTTATCCCATTCTGTCCAAATCATGTATACCTCATTAAGTTCTAAGTTAATTGTATTTATGCAAATAAAAAAGCGCCCCATTGGGACGCTCTTTAAGGGCCGCTCAGTCGGTAGAGCGTTTAATTAAGTAAGGTATGCTTTGCCGTCATCGCCTTTGTACACATGCTGTTCGCCGAATTTCTCTGCAAATGCTGTTAGCTTATCGCCTAGATCGCCGTAGTCTCTATCCCAGAAACCTGCGCCGTGTCCGTTACGAGTTAGCCAAAAATCAACACCGTGCTGTCTTGGATCACCGCCTGTTTTTTGCATTAGCTTTTCTGCTTTAGAAAAAAATAGTTCAGCATCTCTTTCCATGTCTGCGATTGCTTCAGAACTCCAGTCAACGTGTCTATCTGCAAAATCTTCCTCATCAGCTAGTTCTTCAGCCGCGCCAATGTATGCAGTAACAAAGTTATCTCTGTCTCTGAATGAATCATCTTCGTTTAGATCAAAGTCTGCCATTAGTGCTTCATAGATGTCATCTTCATTCATTGAATACTCAAGTGGGTTATCACCTGCACTTGGCTTTAATCTTTTCTTTTGACGTGGAATAGAATTCGCTGTCTTCTTTGAATAATCATCTAAAGAAAGCTCATCATTTGCTGGTGTTGCTTGATATTCTGTTTCCATTTCTTCTTCAACTGCTTCGTCACAACCACATGGTGATCCGCCACATCCGCAATCATCTGCTACTGGAGCAGGAGCTACTTGTGGCATACCTTGACCTGCAAGAGCAAGCATACGAACTAGTTCTTCTGGATACTCTGTGCTTGTGTTAGTTGTAGTAATCGCTTTACCGTTGTCTTCTGTTGTTGTTAGATTGAAATGCTTTTTCATTCTTCGTCTCCTGAAATAACTGAATCGCTTGCAGTATCTTCAGTAGTCATAACGTCACCTGCTTTATCACGTTTTGCTTTCACTGATAATGCATTTTCTACTTCTACTTTATCATGGTCATCACGCTTTGAAAGTGTTTTTAAGAAGTTATCAACGAAAGTACGACCATAATGTTCACCATTGTCTGATTTGTCATCATAATCTGAATCAAGTAGTGCTTTCTTGTCGCCGTCTTCTTCAACTTCTTCAGTTGGTTCCCAACCTTCTGGGTGTACTGCGATATGTGTAATGTTCATTTCTAGTAAGTCAGATAGTTGCTGGCGAAGAATGTCTGCTGACATTGGATAACCAGTTGTAATATCTACTTTAGAAACTTTTGTGTTTTCTACGTCATCAAAGAATAATGGACTCTTTGTGATTGGCGTTGTTGAAACACGTGAAATCGTTCTCAGGTCATACTTTCCCAAGAAACGCTCAATACGATTTACGTCATTTTCTTCTATTTCTGCCGCAAAGCGTAGAGTCATTTTATGTTCGTTAGTTGACTCTGTTAAAAATTCTTTAAAACTTTTCATTGGTTTCTCCAATAATAATATCTATTCTTATTTATCTGTTTCGTCAATTTTGTTCTGTGCAGTGGCGAGACGTTTCATAAGTTCATTTCTATCCATAACTAAATGACCTTCAGTTTCAAAATCATCTTCAGTTTTCGCTTTGTTCTTTGCTTCTTTTTCAACTGCTAGGTCTAATTTAGCTTTATTCAATTGCAGATTTAGCATCTTTAACTTTCTATCTACTTTACTATCTTTAGCTTCCATTGCAGTCTTTAGCATTTGATTTGCTGTTTCCATTAGCTTTGCGCCTGCATGTACTTCTACATTCATACCCAGACTAATCAGTTCTTCAAATGTATTGATAGCTTTTTCATGAATATCATCCATGTCTTTGTCATGCTCATTCAATCCTTGAACCATTGGCAGTGAAGCGTCAATCTTATCAGTATTAGCAAGTTCACTTGATAATATTTCAGTCAAGTCTCTGCTTTCTTCAATTGTAGGAGTTTCTTTAGCTTGTTCTTCTACTGGATCAATGTTGAATGTTTCTTCTAATTTTTTTGTCATTTCTTTTTCCTTGGCTTAACAGGTTTTGGCTTTTTAGTATTCTGATAAATGTCTCCCTCATTTATAACTCTAAAACGCATACCTCTCTTCAATGCCCATTTGTTTGCAGCTTCCCATTTCGCATAGTTCACAACTACTTGTTGTTGTTCTCCACGTTTTCTAGCTAAATCTGGTCTACTTTGCGCCGCAGGTTTAATCTCAATTAGTTCTGCGTGTTTCTTACCATTCGAGTCTATGTATGTCATAATAAAATCTGGAACATAACTCGTTAGCTTTCCCGTCAAAGGATGCTGATATGTAATTCTAACTGGTTCACTCGCCCAAGCAAGAACGTTTGGGTTGTTGTCACAGAATTGCATGAATGTAAGTTCCCAACTACTTCTAAATGTCGGTGAGCCTGCACCTGCATACTTATCTTGGTTAGTTACTTTATATTTACCTTGATGATATTTGCTCATTTTATAATAGCTCTTGCGATATATTTATTAGGGTTACGGTTCTTCATTGTTCCCGTCTTGTACCCAAATCGCAATGCGCTATTAACTAGGAATGAACCTAAGTCATTTAATTTAAAATCACTTGATAGTTGATCTGTTAGATACATCGGGCTAACATTATATGCTTTTGAAATTTTTACAACTTCATTTGCATATTCTTTTGCACGTGTTTCTGTAAAGCCTTTTCTTACGAGTTGAGCTACAATTATATCAATATTCAAAATCGTATCCCCCTAGTAAAGTTTCTTAGCGCACTAATACCTCTTTGTGCAGTGTTTCTTATAGAAGAAGCAGGATTAGATGCATTTGAAGAATTATTTGAAGTTCTACGTCTATTATTTCTGGAACTACTTATTAAACTATCTCTAACTATGTCGCCGCCAATACCAAATCTGCTTTGTGATGTTCTTCCAAGATTTTGTAGTGATCCTATTCCTGAGTTCCCCATAATACCTTGAGCAATTCCGTTAGTAACATTTCCAATATCAAACTTTCTACCATTAAAGAATGAACTTGTCAATTCTTGTGACAGTAAATTTCCCATTGTAGAACTATTAAATTGTTCAGTGCCGACTGGTCTTCCGCCACTTGTTTGCAAGTTACCTAAATTAGGATATAAAGTTTCTGCTGCAAAATCACTACCACTTGTATTAGTTCTAGCACCATTATTTGCACGTCCAGTAAATTCTGAACCACTTGTATTAGTTCTAGCACCATTATTTGCACGTCCAGTAAATTCTGAACCACTTGTATTAGTTCTACCTGCACGTCTAGCTTCTATATAACCAGTCTCGTTACGTGCTTGTACTAATCTTTCTAATACATCTTTTCGTGCGTCTTCATCTTGTGCTTCTTCTGCTGCTTTTAATTCAGCATGTAACTTAGAAAGTTCAGCAATTTTTTGTTGTACTGCTTTAGTTTCACGGGCGTCATACTGTTCATCTGTTAACTGTTCTGGAAACGCTTGTAGTTGTTCGTATCCCGGCATTAAGTCTTCTGATTGAAATTGTCTGTTATCAACTGCAGGATCACCAAATGCTCGTAACTGATTATTTCCATTAAGATTTGCTCTTAATCTTGATGATACATATTGTGCTGAATCTACAGTCGCAGATTGTAAAATATATTCAAGTCCATAATCCATCCATTCTGGAAGCGCAGGATCGACATTATATGGAGTACCAAATACGATATTCTCTGGTTGTACAGTGAAGTCTATTGTTCTCAACTCTGATGTACCATATTCACTACCTGAAAATGTTATATTTGTAACAATAGGATTAATTAAAATAATACGCTGTATAGTACCAGTAGTTTCTAAATCACCAAACCAATGAAATAAAGTGATTCTCTCAAAATTTCTAAAAGTATCATTATCAGATACTAATTTTCTACCAGTGTTACCATCTTCATTCAACGATGTTTCTAACGCACCACTGTCAACATTCATGTCACTATTTTTAAAAAATCTACGATATATACTTTCAGCTAACATCATTGTATTGCCGTTGATAGTATCATACATTGTAAATGTTACTTCTGGAAAGTCAACACGTGTCGGAACATATACTCTTTTTCCATATTTGTCAACTGGTTGAGTAGTAGTTTGTACACTTATTGGCGAAACTGCTCTACACAGCCCCGATACATCATCCATGATTTGTCCATGTGCACCTTTCCATTCGGTGTACCACATATCTGACAGTTTTGGTGCAGAAGAAATGGCTGATCCATGTGGTGAATCAAAGCCAAATTTCTTTCTTGCGCCGCTACTATCTGCTAAGATTGTACCTGGTGTACGTCCCTCATGAAGTTTACGTTCCGCCATTGTTTATCCTATTATTAACCTAGAATGTCTGAGTTATTAACGAATGTTTGTCCTGGCATAATGTTGTCATCTGTGAATACTGCATTGTCATACTGTAGTGTTAATGCAATTGTCACTGGATCTGAAACAGCGTAATCTGATTGTGAGTAGTCAGTGTTTGTTAAGAAACAACCTTCTAGTTGCCACTGTTCAATTGGGTTACCTGAGTTACCGTCTAGCATCTCAATTAGTGTTGAGAATTTGTAGTTAGTACCTGCTGAAGGACCTGTTTGATTTTTGTGATCTAGCTGTGATTGTAGTTGACGACCAACTAGTTTTGTTAGATTGTTAGCAACATCATCTCTTAGAGTGATTGTTACTGGTTCCCATGTGTGCTTACCCATCATGTACATACGTGAGTTGTATGAATCTACTGGGATTGACTCGTGTGATACTTTCGGACGTGTTACATTCATTACTTGACGTGTAAATTCACTTGTCGCTGTTGTTATACCACCGAAGCCTGATACTTGAACACGAAAACGATAGTTTAGTTTCGGCTGTAAAATACCACCACCAGTAACGTTGTCACCAGAGTCTGTAGGTACACCAAAATTTTGTAATGTTCTTGCCATTGTTATGTCTCCTAATAATAGTTTGCAAACTATAATGTTATACAAGTATTTATCAGATAAGTGCTATATTAAAGTTGTAGTTAATAAAAAACCCGACATTTCTGCCGGGTTTTAAAGATTAGTTCTGAATTACTATATTATAGTGCTTCACCTGTGTTACGAATACGTAGTGGAATGTAGATAAACTCAACTGCTTTTGCTGGCTGAATTGCAACATCTACCCATAGCTCGTTTCTATCGATACGTGCTGGAGTGTTGTTTGTATCATCACATACTACTAAGAAGTCATATAGACCACGATTAGTAACTAGTTCACCACAGAAACGTTCTACTGCATCACGCATGTTGTCACGTGTGATTTTGTCATTCTGTTCGAATAAGAAACCACGTGATAGCTGATCAAGATTGAAACGCATATAGTTTACTAGACGTGCTACATTCACACGATCCATTGCTGATGCATATGATTGAAGTGTCTTCTGACCATATACTACTAGACCTGTGCCTGGCATATCTGCGATTGGGTTCATACGATTTGTATAAAGAACGTCACGCTGACCTTCTGTTAAACGTACACGTGAGAATTCATTCTCGTCTGTTACATAACCTACTTGTGAAGCATTCGATACTACACCACGTGTCAAGCCTGCTGGAGCGAACCATGGGAATGATACTTGATCTGAGAATGCGATAGTACGTAGTGCAACTGCTGATGCTGGGATTACTACATCGTTACCTGATAAATCTGTTGATAGACCATGTGGATAGTAGATACCTGCGTATGCGTCTGCTGGTAGATTTGAATCTGCCCATGCTTTTAGTGAAGTTGAATCTGATTTCAATGTTAGCGGAGCATCACCAATAACGAATGCGATTTCTTTCTTATCTTTGTTAAGAGTAATCATTTCGTCCATTAGTTCTGGATAACCAGGTGCTGCGATTAAGTTGAAGTATGTTGATTCTGCACGAATACCTTCGTTGCCTGCTAGTGCTGCTTGCATTGCTTCTACAACTACACCACGTGTTGCTTCTGAACCGAAACGACCTGAGCCATCTAAGTTTAGACCTGAAGCCCATACCCACTCACCATCTGTCCAACGCTTAACGTTGTATGTTGAGTAATCCATGTTTACCATTAGAATATTTTCTGGGTGTAGTTCTGCATTTGGTGCTTGTGCATGTTCAGTACGAGAGTTAGCCGCTCCATTTTCATCAAATGGTGCTTCATATGCATAATGCCCGAATACTACGCCGTTAGTCGATGATTGGTCTGCATTGTCTAACTTAACCCAATCTGACCCACTCCAACGATATACTGTTGGATATGGCATTGCATCTGAATCTACCCAGATATCACCTGCTACTAATGCTGATGTTCCATCTTTACGCTTTGCTGGTTTACCTGAACGTAGTTGTAAGTCTGCTTGACCTAACCCGTTAGTATCTTCTGACCAACCATATGGTGCCCATGCCATTTCTGAACCATTAAATTCGTTACGTAGAATTTCAATTTTTAGGTCTGCGTCGAACCATAGCGTGCCTTCAGCGATATCACCAGTTGGTGTTGCTGATGATGCTTCGTATGATAATTCTTCCCATACAGATTTAGCAATGCTGAAGCCAGTA